TTGATTCCATATGAAACAGAGCCAGTGTGTCTGCGTCATTGGTAAATGCTGTGGTAGGTGGTGTAAAGTTTGTGGCGCTGTGAGTGTATCTATTGACAGATGAAATACGCACTTCATCTATGGTACAATAATGTGAGCTTAATGGTCCGTCCCCTGAATAGGTCCAAGTCTGTGCAAAATTTAATGAGCTAAATCCTGAAATAGAATGTGTGGCACTGATCTTGTGAACTCCATCCAGCCAACATCTAAAATTGCCTGTGCCATTGTATTGCCACACCATATGGTGCCAACCTGTGCCCACATTGCCAAAATTGTATTCACTGCCACCGCCAGCAGGGTGAGACAGGTAAAGGTTACCATTATTGTATATTACCAAAGTAAGATGACTGGTATTAGGGTATCCTGCGGAACTTATTGATGTTGAACTTACAAACTTGGCACTTCTGCCTGTGACACCTATAAGATTATTCTTAAACCAAAATTCAACTGTTCTGACAAGATTATCATCCACAGTGACACCATTGGGTAAAGAGATGGTGGCTTGTCCTTGGTTCTGATTAATACCACCCCCACCTTTGCGTAAGGCAGTGCTAAACTTGCCTGTGGTGGTGCTGAATGAACCGTTGGTCCAAGTTGATGATGACCTTGGCATCAATTACTCCTTATGCTAATTTTTCAATCACAATCCAACCTGGTGATCTTGTGGCTGTGTTGTTGTCCCACTCTGCGTTCCCACCTTTGAAATACACATAAAAAGCACCTGATGAAGTGTTTTGTTTATACACCAAATCAAAAGTTTTTGATGAAAAGATTTGAAAATATGCTTTGAACGCCACTGTGGCTCCTGAATGATACCAACTTGATTGTGTTGATATCAATTGAGTGTCACTTACATCACCACCCCAACCCCACGGGTATGTGGTGTCTGTGGAATTTCTCAATGCCACAATGGGCCAATACACCGTGCCTGATGATGGAGCAAATCCATACATCTGACCTAAATTTACATCCACGAGATATGTGCCTGTTGAAAGAGTGAATGTGTTGCCTGAAGTGGTCACAATACCATCATCGTCTTTTAGTTCTTCCCAAGCCCAAGCCTGTTGTGTCCAAGTGTTTGTGGTTGATGAAATCATTGCTGGGTTACCACCTGATTGTAGCACGGCTCTTGATATACCGCCACCACCACCTGAAGCGGCTGTCTGTGGTTCCCATTGTGTGTTTGATGTGTTGTATGTTAAAACCTGTCCATTTGATGGAGCAGTTGATGAAACATTTGCTAGATCACCTAAATTTTGGTTATTGATATTTTCTAATTTGTCTGTGTTAAGATTCGTTAGGTTTGTGTCCATCTCCGTGTGCGAGAGTGGTGATCCCTTCGAACTTCTTGTTGTGATTGTTGACATTGTCTACTCCTAAAATTCTTTTTTGTTCTCTAGGAGTGTTCCTGATTGCGTATATGCCAAGCAATAGAACAGAACACTCCTAGGAAATCGTATATACAATCTTTAACTTATTATGCTAAAGAAATACTCAAGTTGCCCGAACTAACTTGAAAGGTATCGTTTGTTTCGATAGTTTTTGAAGTTGTTACGGCGCCCCAATATAAGATATTGCCTGATCCTGCTGTACCGGAATCCATAATGGCTATATGGCTAACTGTACCCCAGTTGGCTGTAGCGGCATTAAAAGTTACCGTAGCAGAGTTTGAAGCAGTTCCACTTGAAGCGGCTCCAAATGAAATTGTTTGTCTTGAGTATGCTGTTCCTGAATTTGAAATTTCAGAAGCAGATCCTATTGCGTTTGATTCTAAACCTGTACTTGCTGTAAAAAGTGCTAGGTATAGTGTTGATGGTTGAGTGAATGCTGTATTCCCTAAAGAATGATCCAGCAATTTATCCTCGAGATAATCACTTGCGGCTGACATCGTTGTTCTCCTTTTTTGTAGTTTATTACTGTCTATTTTTGTTATAAAACAGACAATAACAATTGTCTGTTGTAGTTATTTATCTGAAACACAAAAAAAAGCGAAAAAAAGCAAAAAAAAGTTTAAATCACTGTGGCTGTACAGTTGATATTGGCTTCTGCGTTGATTCTGCTCATTCCTTCTGTGATGTGCGTGGACAAAGCATTATTTACAAATATGGTTTCTGGTACCACATCAGTGTAAATAGCATCATAATTGGGTGCTCCTGTTGTATAATAATATTCTATTGCAGGTTGCCTTAACACCCTTCCAATATTGCTAGAAGTAATCAAATATCGCTTTTGTGAATCAAAATTGTAAGTAATTCTGCTATGAACCTTGTCGATTAAATTTTGTACCAATGTGAAATTATCTGTGTATATTTTAGCCTTTTGTTGTTGTGCTGTGGTGTATCTGTTACTGCTATCAGCAAATCCCAATGTGTGATCATACACAATGGTTCTATTGTCCAAATCTAATAATTCTGTGCGAGCGGGTGCTGTGAAATTGCCATTGTACAAACTTTGATTGCTGATTCTAAGATTTCCAAAGAAACTACCATCTGCGTAACCTGATGGTGTGGTACACACAGCAAAACCATTGCTGTTGATTACGGTGTCGTTAAATTGTGTGGAACCTGACTGTGATCCATTAATGAAAAGTTTGATGTATCCTGCTTTTCTACTCACAGCAATATGATATTCATTGCCATTCACAATGGCACTGCTAGATGTGATCTGAGTTACACCATTTATTTTGTATCTTATTTTGTTGTCTGAATAACTTCTTTCAATGGTGTGGTAATCTGACTGATTGGTTTCGTTTTCAAAATAATTTGAATCCACATATCCTTCTTCCACATAATGTACCATAGAAGAGTAAATCACTTGATCTTGTCTAATCTGAAATCCTAATCCCGAAGTATAATATTGTCCAAAATTAGCATTGAATTCCACTGTGAAATCTTCTTTGTGTGTTAGGTCTGGGTCTGTTGATAAACTGTACCAATATGTGGCTCCGTGAGTAACAGTTTGTGGCTGATAGTTCAGACTATATATTTTGTTTGAATTTTTTTTGAAAATGTCTGTTTTAATAAGATCGTGATCTATTCCATTTATAGTGCCACGCCTTGTGTAATTCACCATTACATAATCATCATTAATCATTTCTGCTGACACATAATTCTGGAATCTAATTGGCCCAAAAGTGGTATCAAATGATAGCGGTTGTAAAAAACCTATTGGAGTGGTATAATCTTGACTGCTGTATTGTATCACATTGTCGAAATGTGCCACTATCGCAAAATTTCTTTTAGCACTAATTTTAACAGAACCCATCCAATCAGAATCTAGATTAGTAAATTGTGGTATCGGAATGTCTGCCTGATCGTATATGCCATAAATTGTTTGTGAAAGTGTTTTACTTGTATCACCGCTCCAATCATACAGATACCCTCTCATATAATTTGAAATAGCCAGTACATCTTGTTCTTGATCATAATTCATAAATCTTCCAAAAACAGGTGCTGAGGCAGAGGTGTAATTTACGGTGTCTGGTTGATTGAATGTTAGCAAATTACCATTACTGTCTTCGTATCTGATTTCATCAGCACCGTTCTCCAATCTTGTCTGTACTTCTAGTCCATCAACTATTCTATCTACTAGACGACCTGGACCAAAATGTCTATTTTGAACATTGGCATATTCAGCCGCTGTGATATAATTTTGATCTTGTGCGTTGTCTGGGTCCACAGCATCGAACCACGGTGACCCATCTCTGAAAAATCCCACTGTGAAGTCTGTGCTGGCTTGTGCTGTGTTAGAAGCAGTTATTCCAACCAATTTTTGATTGTTGGTTACCACATTGGCAGACATCAACAGTGATCTGCTTGGACTCCAATCAAAGTTGGCTGTGGTTATGGCATTTAAAAATGCATCTAAATTCACACTTGGGTTGGCTATCAATCTTGCTGTACAGGTTAATGATGCTGGTGCTGTGGCTAAAAAAGCAAACTGTTCAATCACTCCCACTCCTATTGTGGGTGTGAAAGCATTCACTAGGTTAGCACTCAAATCAGGAAAATCTCCTGTGCTGGGTGCTGTGGTAAAATTAAATTGTGTGTCATCTGTGGGCCATCCTGGCGCATCAAAACCATCTCTATCTGTGACTGCTCCTTCTTCAAACAGTAGATAATAATTTGTGCCTGCTCTAATCAAACCTAAGGTGTTCATAGTGATGGTGTCACCATCCATTGTGACTGAACCTGTGGAGTCTGATGGGTTAAATGTAGCAATCAAAGTGTCCACGCCTCCCACTCTTTCATACAGATAAAAATTACCATTACCTGCTTTGATGTTTCTATTGAATTGTATGCTGATAAAAGTGTTGTTGATCACATTGTTGCCGTTAGGCACATCAACCAATGCTTCCGGACCTGTGCTGTTGGTGGTGAATGTTCTTAGATTGGTTATTTCTGGGTTGGGTAATTGATTACCACCTTCCTGTCTCACAAAATCAGGTTCCACAGCAATTCTGTACTGTGTGTTGGGTTGCCAATTTACTCCTAATAATTCTGTATCTATTGAAACTCTTTTTGCCATTGTTTAATCCTATGTGATGGTGACTGCTGGGTGTGTAGCATCCACACTGCCTACCACATTGTTGTTGTTGTCATATATTTTTATTAACCCTGTTGATGCCACCACATCTCTATCAAAATCTAAACCTAATCCTGAATCATTTGGGATCCATTTGTGAAATCTGCTGTGGGTGCCACAGTGCCTGGGTCTGTTTTGAATCTAACAGTGGTAGTATCTTGTAAACCTGCGTAGTACATTCCTTCACACTTTTTACTTCTTATGGCTGTTGAATCAATGTTTATGTAGTATGTAGTATCTATATCCATATCCACTGTGGGGTTAAGAGTTAAAGTTTTTGAAGCATTGGTGATCCAAAATAATTCATTGATGTTGTCATCTGTGAATGTTTCTGTCACTGTGAATGTTTGATGCACAGTGCCATCACTTTTCTTTAATTCTATGTTGCCTGTTCCCAGTGTGATTTCTTTATTGAATATCAATCGTATTTCTGACTGTGGTTCAGTGATCTGTTTGTTAGGGTCTGTTTCCACGGCACTGGTCACATCGAAACTGGTTAATAATAATTGATCTGCTTTGAATGTTAAGGCATCTGATTTTTGTATGGCATTGTTGCCGTGAAGCCAATGACAGTCAGGTATTTCTGCGGCATACACAATGTTGGCTGGTGCTGTGATGTACATATTAGCGCCTGCCGACACTTTGTTGGCATTTAATCTGTAGTAGATCACTTCACGATTGTTGTTTGGGTTTACTCTAGCGAGAGCGGCACTGAATCCACCACCATACACTGTGTCATCACTGTCCAATCTTAAATCAATCTGACCTGAACCAACTCTCACAGGTTTGTCAAATCTTAAAATCATCCAATCTGTGTTACAGATGTCTGAATTGCTTGATTGAATATCAAAAACTAGGTTGTTAGTTTGTCCATCTAAATTTTCTGTAGGCGCAGTTTCGTCGTCGTTGTCATAAATTTTATTGTTAATGTTGTCTATATAATCAAACAAATCATTTGGCGTGGCTAATTCTGTTTTGATATTGGCATTTGTTAAAGATCTCTCAGTTATGTCAGAGTTGACTGACATATAATTGTAGGTTTTGGTTAATTTGTATATCTTATTAGCAAATTTTACACTTACCACATTACAACTGCCTGATGGAGGAGTGTCTGGTGCTGTGTCGATGTTGCTAGGTATTGGTGTTGGCACTGTGTCAAAAGGAGTGTTAAAATTCCACATCATCAAATTGTTAGATGTAGCATCGTACTCGTCTCCAAATTCTTGCGGTGTATCAAACTGATAAAAAATATTGTTGTGTGAAACTTTACCCCAAGCAGTTGGGTAGTCTACATATCTGGTCACAGATTCAGAAATACTTAATTTAATTATTTCATAATAAAGTTCCTTAGGTCCTGTAACAGCAGGCGAAACATATCTTTTCAGAATGTCCACATCAGACAAGCAATAATTCACCATACCTTCATCCATCAGCACATAATAATCTGTTTTGTAATTCCTGTTTGCGAAAGGTATTGCCAATATGTTATTGGTTAAGGTGCAGGCACTTGCCGCTTTAGTATCTATAAGATTACCGTCACTGTCATAAAGGTAAGCATTGCCTGAACCTAGTGATAATGCTCCATAAAATTTTGTGCCGTCAAATCCAGCATCGGCATCATCGGTTCTACTGATTCCAAATTTTACATAGTAAGGGCCTGTGATCCAAGCCTTATCTGATGTAAATTGTCCTGTTGAATCTACAAAATTGTTTCTGTTGGGTGGGTAAAATTCAAGAATGCGTAAGTACCTTGGTTTCTTGTCTTTAACTTCATAAAAAGGCGAGGAACTCGTTGGAGTTGTTTCGACAAAATTATTTCCATCCCATATCAAACTTTGTCCTGGTCTGGTATTTCCTCCTGCAGAATAAAGATTGGTATTAACATTCACAGTCACATTGTCATTGGCATCTGTGGTGGCTGTGACACCATTACCTGTAAAATTAATGCTGGTTGCGTTTTGTGTTATTGTGGTGCCTTCATCTTTTACTTGAACAGCACCACCCACAGAATCAAATGCGTTGACACCCTCATCTAAGTCAATACCTGTTTGTCCAAAGAATAATTCTTTAATTCTGTCCCAAATACTTTTGCCTGTTACACCACCAATTAGACTGTCCAGTTTTAAAATTAATTCCAACATACCCAAAGCACCCAGCAAATTGCCTAGGCCATCTCTCATCTCTGTGTCTGCTGTGATGGCATCTGTGGTTTGTACTGGTGTGAATTGTATCAGTCCTGAAACTGCTGAAAAAGGTCCAACTGTGGTTGAATTAATCCCTCTCACTTTGAACACATAACTGTCTTCTGCCAAAGCATCATAGTCTAGAGTGACTGTGGTACCTGAAGTGAACACTCCTCCATTGGCAGGTTTTTGTGTAGCAATCAATTGATATGATCTGTTGGCTTCTGACAAACCTGTGTCTGTACTGCGCCAAAATTCTATTGCTTCAACCAATCCTGTGGGTGCTGTGGTTTCAACTTCAACTCTTGGTCTGCTGTCCTGTTCGTATTTGGTTACTGCTGGTGTGCCTGGTATGCCGATTGAACCTATTGTGATTATGCCGTTAGCATCTGTTCTGGTGTATCTAAACAAGTCTGCTTCTGAATACACATTGGCATCATATTCCAATGCTGTCACTTTCATTGTTAAGGCACCATCATCTCCTTGCTGTTCTTGTATGGTAATAATTCTAAACACTTTGTTAGTGAATCCAAATCTTGCGTTGGTAACATCTATTAGATCACCTGCTTTTAGATTGATATAACTGTAATCTGTAACAAAGTTTATGACTAGATTGACTCTACTTTGCTTTAATTCAATTAAACCCAGTAATTGGGCTTGTATGGGCTCGTTAATGGTGTCATATGTCAATTGTAGAGTGTTGTCTTGTTCATTGGCATTTCTATCTGCGTCAGGTATTTCAATGGTTACGAAGTCTGCTGAATCTCTCAATTCTCTGTGTGGAAATTCTACTTTAACCTTGTTGTATAACTCTTTTAGTCCTGTGCCTGCCACATCTATGTCGCCCAGTATGTTGCTGTCATCGAAACTGGCTTGACTGGTGCCTTGTTGGTTTATGGTGACACCCCATTTGCCTTCGTGTATGTCATATTTTAACCAACTGGCGGCATTTGAAGTTATTTTTTCAATGTTGTTCATCACAGGCATCGCTGTGTCAAACAAGCCATTTATTTGATATCTATCTGCCAATGTTTGTGAGCCTGTGCCTTGATCATCGTAGTTTACACCTGTGTCTGAATAAGTGTTTAAGGCATCAATATCTGCAATGCTGATTTCTGTGGTGCTGATGCCTGCACCGTAAAGACTGTTGGTCATATAGTCGTACAGCACATCGCCTGGTTTCTTACAATCGTTATCTATTTCAAAAATAATATTTCCTAAATTGGTAACACCTTTTTCTCTGTTGTAGGTAACTTTTACAATAGCAAAAACCAAATCTTCCATAAGGTGTGTGGAGCCTTGCCATTCAGGCATAATGTTGGTTGCCGCTGGGTAAGAAGCATTTGAATAACCATTTGGTATGCTGGGTTGATCAGAACCTCCAGCATAACAATAAATTTCTACCAAGCCTTCCAATGATCTGTCAATTTGTCCTGCTCTATCTTGTGTGTAAGCCACAGTATAACCATTAGACTCAAATGTAATTCTCTGATCATTCCAATAAATTTCTTTGAATGTGTAATTAGAGCCGGACGAATCGCTCACCTTGGTGCCTGTTTTTTCTGACAGTGTTAAACAGAAATACATTGTTTGATTGTTGTTGGTCATCTGTGCGTCAGTGACCACACCACCAAAGAATGCAGAACCATACAGCACAGGTATCTTGTTGTCAGAGGCTGGTGGCAGTTGTAGTCTTACACCGTCATCTATGTTGGGTACAGAATCAATGTCGTTGTCTTTGAAAGTTGATCTGTTTAGTCTATAAACTAGATAAGCCAATGCGGCTGTTTGAACCAGTGTGCTGGCTGTGGAGCCTTTTCTAAACCAACTGTAGGTTTTTCCAACTGCTGTTTTTATGTTGTCTAAAAGTCCCATTAGTTAGGTGCTCCAAAATTAAAATTAGATTTTGCCAATGCTGGCACTCTGTCAAATGATTCATCACCTGGGTAAAATTCTGCTTGATCTATTGGGTTGGTTCTTCTGCCTGCTATTTTGTTTGTGAGTTGATCAACCACAGAAGTACAGGTAAACACAATGGTAAGAGCGCCATCAGAACCATCTAGATCATCTTTTATAATAAAATTATTCACAACTCCGAAAAATTTTCCTGCTGGGTTACC